GCTTATCATTCTTACTATCTGTTTCTGTTACTCCTACTTCTACTTTAGTTTGGTCAGGACAAACACTATTACATCCAGCTAATCCTAATATTAATAATACAAAAAATAATAATATTATAAACCATTTATCATTGAACATTTAACTTCTTCTTTTTCTTCTTCTTCTTTTTTTTCTTATCTTTATCAAAAGTATTCCAGCCTATTTCCTCAACATCTTTTTCTAATTTAGAAACTTTCTCATTTAATACTGCTACATCAGACTTTAAACCTACTGTTGTAGATAAAGACCAACCTGAAAGGGCAATAAGAATAGCCAATAATCCTGTAATTAATTTATCACTCATTTTTACCTTTTATCATAGCAAATATTTATTTTATAGTTTTTTTTATAATTTATCAGGGTCTTGAACACACATACTCCCTTGCCAAGTACCTGTGCCATCATTAAGAAACCAAGCATTAATTATCTTATCATCTTCTTCAAATACATAATGGGATATTACTTCTCTATGATCGTCAGCAAAGTCCAAACATTCCATTAGAGTCATTGGTCTTGCAAACTCCAAGACTTCCTTAACTAAAGTTCCATCAAATTGAAGTAATAATAATACTAAATAATGCACAGGTTCTTCCATAAACCCTATTACAATATTGCGTTATCTTTTGAAATGCCTTTTTCTCCACTTACCACAAACAAAGTTATCCTTAACTCCTTTAGTTCTATAAACACCACAAAAATTTCTTGGTAGTGAGTACATTCCACAATTACCACAGGCTTCTTTACCTAAAGCTTTTTTAAAATCTTGTGGCATTTGATATGGAATAAACTCTCCATTGGGATAGAAGTTAGATCGCTTCATAAAGTAAATAACATATATAATGATAATAAAACCATAAACCCTAAACAGCTAAAGATAATAATAAATACATTATCCACGACCTTGACCTCTGTAATATGGTTTCTTTCCTAGTTGTCTGCGTTTGTTTTTATTCATTGATGAAGTTTTAGGTCGTCTGCCAATGCTTGTTCCATTAAACTTTTTTTCATAGACAACTCTTTGTCCATAAATGTTACCCTTTTTCTTTGCCATTTACTTCAACTTCTTCGGCTTTGCCATCAATGATTAAAGGTAAGGGTTCTGTAATAGTTTCTGTTTGGGTTTTATCTTTCATTCCGAGATAGTTTTTGGACAGCCAGATTTGCATATTAGTATTATCTTTCTTAATAGCTTTATCAAACATCTTCTTTCTTAAAGATGCTTTTCCTTTTTCTCTGTGAGTGTCTATAATTTCGGCATAATTTCTTTCTAAAGTTCTTGCTGATACTCCAAGCACACTTGCTATCTCATAAGTTGGACATCCAATAGAAGCTAGTTTTTTAAGTATTTCTATATCTAGTATTATTTTTGGCCTACCCACACCATTTGGTTTTTTTACACCATTTGCCTTAGTTTTGTCGTTTTTCATTATCTTACACTTCTACCTTTTTCATAGATAATATCAATCCTTTAGGTATTAGGTTTCTATCGCTAAAAGTTTCTTCATCATAACTTGCAAATGTCCAAACATATTTATTATTTTTTTTAAATATATAAGCATTAGTTGTCATATAAGCTGGTTTCATATTATGAAATTCTTTTTCTGAAGCATGACCTGAATCTCCTATTACATCCATCCACTTAATTTCGTAAAAATAAAACTTTTTATTGGAGATTGAAATGTGTCTAAATTTTGACTTCTTTTTTACCATTTAATGTTTTCTATTTTTTCTAGATTGTTCTATTGCCCTATAATATTCAAGCTGTCTTTTTAGCATTTTATTTTCAATGGACAATTTTATCAATCTTTTTCTGACATATTTAAAGATTCGCAATAAGGCTCTCATTTGATTTTTGCACCTTTTCTCATATTTTCAGATGCCCATAATGGTTGAAGATTTTTATAATGAAAACAAGCAAGTTGCTGAACTGGACAAGTTAAATCAAAAGAAGCACAAGGTTTAATGTGATCTATATGCCATAAACCATGATTTTTTCTTGTCATACAAGGTTCAAATTTAGATTCTAAATGATTCCATAATTTATCAATAGAACATCCAATTAATTTCATAGTTGATGCTGATTTATTTATTCCTTTTAAAGCTAAATAAACCCTACTTCTTAAACTAGATTTTAATCTAAAATTAGGATTATTTTTCATTTGTTCTCTTCCCCAATTTAATTTATATTTTGCTATATGTTCCTTATTATTTAAATAATATTTTCTTATTTTTTCTTTATTTTTTAAGGTATATTCTTTAGAACGTTGTTTTATATACTCTTTATTATTTAAACGATATTCTTTTAAACGTTTTTTATTTTTTAAATTATATTCTTTCTCATATTGTTTTATGTGTTCTTTATTATTTAAACGATATTCTTTTATACGTTCTTTATTATCTAAATAATATTTTTTTTTATATTCTTTAGATGACATACTTAAAGATTCGTAATATTGCTCTCATTAATATTCTTTTATAGGTTCATCTTTATATTTATGTTTTAAATATTTTTTCTTGTCTTTCAAAAGGATAGTATAATCTCCCTCTGTGCCTATCTCCTTATACCCATTATTCACATCCTTGTCTTTGCTTGACCTACTATTTAGTATTTGTTTATTAGTATTGTTATTTAGTCCTTGTTGCGATAGGTGGTCTGTAGGTGGTTGTTCGTTATCCACATACTGAAATTTGTCGTAATTTACAACACTTATAATCGTTACTTTTCGGCTAGGGTGGTTGTTGGTGGGCTGTAGGTGGTGGTGTCTAGTGGTTATCATCTTTCTTCGTACCAGCCTTAGTATGAAAGTTCGCATTTCACTATATGTCATTTTAAACCTTTTAGCATTTACTCTTAAAGGCATTATTAATTCTCCTCGCCTTACAAATATTGAATTATCTAAAAACCTTAATGTTTTATCTTGGTGTGAAGCTGAAGAAATCATATAAATCCAGCAACTAGCTTGTAATAGGTTCTTAAACACAGGATGTTGCCAAATATTACGATAGCAAATGAAATAACCAGATTTACGAGTCATTGTTAATCCTTTCTTTTACTTGTTTCAATATCTCTTGTTCAGTTCCATACTTTTGAATAAATAATTTCTTACCCAAATGTATTGAATCCTTGCCTGTCCTATGGTGGTGGACACATAATGGGATTGTGTCAAAATGTGAGGGTCTCAGGCCCATTCCTGTGTGCTTTCTGATGTGATGTACCTCTGCTGGAGAACCACAACAATAACAATCTAATTCAGATACTTTACGCATCCATTCTTTTTCTTTTTTAGTTGCTACTTTTTTTTTTGCCATACTATCGCAGTTTTACCATAAGGTGTTTCTCGTCTAATTCCACTATCCTCTATTAAACCAAGAAGTTGTAATTCCCTAACCCTAGCACACACACTAGATAATGGCATCTTCAACTCATCAGCTATTTGATAATTAGTTGATGACTCAGTTTTAATATATTCATAAACTTGTTCTCTTTTTGTCAGTTTATCTTTTTTATTATTAAAAGCAGATTTACTTGTATCTGTATAATTATGGGCTGGGTAATCTAACTCTAATTGTATTTTCATAATATCTCCCTTTTTGTTTATTCATGTATAGTTATTTTTCTTTTTGTTAATTTTGGTATAAATTTTCCAAACCTAATACCATTTTGAATATCATTATCGGTAGCTGGAATATAATCTGAATCTACTTCAACACAGGAATCAATTTCTCCTACTATTGTCGTATATTCTTCAGAACCAATCTCTCCACCCTCTGATATTTCAGTTATATTAAAATTATAATATTTATAAGTACCATTTTCTTTATCGTATTTATGAAGCTGTATATAAACTTTATCATCTGAAAAAAACATTTGGTCTATTAATTTTTTTATTAAATTTTTTAATATCATCTGTTACCTTTCTTTTTTATACAGGGTCATTTAAGACCCTGTATATTTGATTAATTAAAATGGTGGTAAGTCATCATCAAAAGATTCATCAGGTTGCTTTCTAGCAACTTCAACCTGTTGTGGCTGAACCTGTGGGATGCTTTGACTCACAGGTTTTAAACCATCTACATTTGGTTGAGGTTTATATGGCTTAATCATAATAAAACTCAAAACCATTTGAAAATCTCCTTTGTCGTATGGTTTAGGATTTTCAATTTGTTGAGTCTTAGCCATCCACTTACCTGTATAACCTTGTTTAACAAAGTTTTGAACTCCCTCTGTTAAATACCATTCATTTATTTGTGATAGCTTATATTTTTTCTTAGTTAAGCTACAAGTAAATAAACTTTTGGCATCAGCTTTGTATTCAAACTTAGGAGATTTATTTCCTGTCGGATTTAAATATAAAGTTAAAGCACAAAAGGGTTGTTTCTGTTGTTGGTACATTAATTGCTCCTCTCTTTGTTGTATTCCAAGTTTCTAGCCTTGAAATCTTCTTCTAGGCTATTAAGATATTTACAAGCTTTAAAACCTTTTAGGTATTTAGGCTTAATTTGAAATATCCTCATATTAACATCTTTGACAGGCTCTTTTGGAATATTAATAACTGCCAAAAATTCTATTTTTAAATCAGTAGAATCTTCCACTAATTTTTTATAAGTATGGATTTGTATTGGCATATCAGGGTAAAAATCCTTAGATGTTTTAAAATCTAATATTCCAATCTTACCTTTATACTTAACAAGGCAATCTAAAGTTCCACACACATCCAACTCTTTTGAATAATATGTTTTCTCTGTTTCAATTACCTTGATTTTTTTCTTATCCCAAAACTTCTTAAACTTAGCAAACATAGTTTTAAGCGGTTCTGAGTGTGGAGTAATAACTTCTTTACCTAAGATATAATCTTCAGCTAAAGAGTGCATATTAGTTCCAATGTGCATAGCATTTTCTTTGATTTGTTTTACTCTGTATTTAAGATCATCCATATTCTGTTGGATTTCATCAACAGGTTTCTTATTGTGTTTTAGCATTTGTCCTAATGCTTCATAAACACAATTTTCACTCCACCACATTAAAGCACCTTTACCAAATCTTTCGCTTATGATTGTAGTGACTCCTTTTTTCTTCAATCCATTTACAGTATATCTTGCTCCTCTACCTTTAGGATTAAACTCTATTTGATTACCATGTTTATCTTTACTCTTGACTATCATTTCCATTCCTCTCTCTCTTTTTGTTTAAGAACTTATAACCATTCTCAGTAATAGGTTGAACAAAGTAATCTCTATCACAATTAAAGAACTCACAAAATTTAAGTTCATTCATTACACTTACAGCATTTACTCCTTTTTCATATTTTTGTATTTGCTGAAAGGTTACCTTGATTGCTTTGGCAACTTTTGTCTGAGTTAGGCCACGCATTAATCGCATCTTCTTTAATTGCAAACCATAAATCTTTTTCAAAACTTTGTCGTTTTGATCTTCTGATACACCAAACATATTTAAACATGGTTGAATCAGATAACTTATTTCTGCAATTTTATCTTGGTTTTTTATTAGCATAAAAAGCCCATTCCTTTCTTTGTTTCTCTGTCAATTTATTAAACGATTCACTAAAACAAGTCCGACAGAGTAACGACTCATTCCATAGTAGTGAATTTCCAAAAAACCATGCCAACTTATCAACTTTGGTATTGAAACATTTTGCACACATAAAAGCTAGTTTCTTTGCTTTAGGTATTAATTTTGGCATATCAATTTAATACCGAGTGGCCACGATTCACTAAACATTTTCTATAAATAGATTCATGTTGAGTATCAGCAGTTGGGCTTTCAATCCAAAAAACTATTCCACCCCAAAAAGTGCTATTTTGATCTGCTACCATTTTACAATGTTGCAAATCATTTGTTATTTCTTTGGCTTGGTCTGTATTGAAAGTTCCTGATTTTCCAGCAGTATCAATTATAGGATTATAGGCACACCCATTTAATAGAGTGCAGACGAGTATCGTCATTAAGTACATTTTTTTCATAACTGTTATCTCTCTCTCTTTAAAATGCTAAAGCTGGATGATATTTTATGTTGTGTATCTTCCATGCTAAAGCTTTTTTGTTATACCTTGCTTTCTTTAGCTTTTCCAACAGGTCTTGTTCTCTCACTATCTGCTTGTCGTACTTTGCTTGAAGCTTCGGTAGTTGCTTTTGCATCTTGCTTCTTCTCCTTTACAAAGTTTGCTACTGAATCAACAGTAGTTTTGGGATGGAACACCACCCCAAAATCTTTATACATTTCTTCTAGCAAATTATATGACTTATTTCTAGTGTTAATTGTGAATATTAATCCTTTAGATTTAGACATTATTTGCTCTCCTTTTTAACTCTATTAAAATCAATTTTAAGATGTGGTTGATCGTTGACCATAATCTTATTAATTTTAACTTCTAACTTTTCATCATCTTTTAATCTATCAAGTTCTTTTGCAATTCCTTGATCTATTATTTTATTTAAAAAGTTAAAATAATCAGACTTACCCATACTCATTACTGCTAATTGCTGTAATGCTTGATTCATAAGTTGATCTTTTATTATATTTTCTTTAGGCATTATTTATCTCCTTTTAGGTTGTTGTTTTTATCTACTATCTGACCTGTATCTCTACTTTTTGGATAGTAGCCCTCTTGATTAATACTGTTTTGCCATCTTGCTAATCTCTCAAACAATACTTCATCAAAGCTTTCCCAAGTAAAGTAATTTGTAGGTAATAGTTCTCTATCTACATTTAGTTCAATAGGTTTTGCACCCATTCCAGCTACTATTACTCCAAACTTTCTTTTGGGATTATTCAAATCTGTAACTTGATATTTTACTGTTACAAAATATTCTTTTGAATAATATTTGTTAGGTCTTTTATCTCCAATGCTTGTGACCTTAATTAAGTAATTACCTGATTTAAGTTCAGATAATTTTTGATTTAGATTATCCATTTGCTCTCTCCTTTTCTAACTTTTCTTTGTTTTGATCTATATAACTTTGGGCTTCTTTTTTTTTAAGAAAATAATTATCCCTACTAATCCAAGTCTTATTATTAATTGTAATCATATAATGAAATAGTCTTTTTGTTCTATGTACTTTATTTATTCCTATCATTATGCTCTCTCCTTTGGTGTTGGTTGTAGTTTCCAATTTTTTATAGCTGTTTGGAATCTGTCAATATCAGCTTGTATTTGGTCTTTGTAATCAGACCAAATTTTTACTAATAACTCTAAAGTTATTTTACTTGTATCTAATGGTAAATCTTCTCCTACCATCTGTCCTGAAAACATAATAGATGGTCTTTTCATTCTTCTTACTATTGTATGAACTTTTTTAATATCTTCAGGGCAAGTTTCATCTTTAACATATCTTGCAAAGTATTTACCTGAATCTCTTTCTTGTTGTCTATATTTTCTAATCATTTCGTTTGGTAAATTTCTGTATTCTTCTTGTGCTTTTTTATAATCAATAATTCTATTGATTGCTCTTTCAACAGAAGAAGCATCAGGCTTTTCTTTTAAAACTTCTTCTAATAATGGTCTTAAAACTTTCTTAACATATTCTATTTTAGATTTAGGAGATTTTTCCCAACAATGAAATCTTGCACCAAAGCAAACATTGTTTCTTTGACCAAAACCAATATAGAAACCATGATCTGCAATAATATTTTTTTGATTATCCATATTAACTAATTCCCAATAGTCATGGCAGATACCACAAGTAGCTTTATCTTCTAATTGTGCTTTTCTTAATCTTTCAGCTTCGTAATCTTTTTCTAAATTTTTTGGTCTTTTACCTGATCTTACATTTGGTTTTAAAGATAATAACAACTCTTGGTCTTTTTTAAGATTTGGAAAATCTTTGTAAAGTTGAGTCATATCTAAATCAACAACATACTCTTTTGTTAATGAAATATATCTACCACTATAATTATTGTAAGTATTAAAAGTTGGATAGTGATAATTAAATTTATCAGGGTTATATAAACTTTTAGTTTTAGTAGTTTTTTTTAATAAACCTTTAAAGAATTTTCTGTACTTATTAAATTCAGAATTAAAAATATGTTTGCTCTCAATGATGTGATTAAAGTTTTCAAGTTCCTCATTGATAAAACCTTTTAGTTCGTTGTAAGTATAAGTTTTTTTCATAATGTCCTATTATGTTCATACTTTCGGTTGAATTACAACCCCTAAAATAATGGCTTAAAACCTAGCTTATTTAACATTAGATACAACTAAAACGATAATATTTAGTGTTTTTCAAATCAAAGCAAATCAGATATAAAGATAAGAGTTATGAAATTTAAAAATTATATGTTAGAGAGATACTAATGCGTAAGCAGTTTAAGTATAATATTTTCATAACATACTTTTAGGTTAGTGTTGGGCTTCTATCTCTCGGAAGCCCAGCACATTAAAAAGGATTTGATATGAATGAAAAAATAGAAGATATAATTGAAACACTTAAAAAAGAAATCATAAGCCTTAAAAATATAATAGATTCCAAAGAATTAGAAATTACAACTTATAAAAGTGTAAATGAAGATCACAGAAAACTTAATGGCCAATTAAGAAAAGAAATAGATGAATTAAAGTTAGCCAATGTTCAGGTAGTAGAAGATGTTAAAAAAGAAGCCGACAAACTTATGATAGAAAAAATTAAAAAGTATGAAAAACAAATTAGACAATTAAAAAAAGATGCAAAAGAGATGTTGCAATATCCATGATATTTTTTGGCTATCCAATACATAGAAAACATACAAAGATTATAATTATAATTTTAATTATTTTAGTTGGATTATTATTATCATCTTGTAAATATGATTTTGACCCAAGAACATCTATTTTAAAATATACTTTTAAAACAAATAACAAGGAGAAATAATGGAAACAATGAACCTAAATAGTAAAGAAGCATATAAAAAAATGACAGAAGCTTCTAATAAATGGAGTGAGTGGGCAGAGAAAGCTATTGTGCTTGATGAGGGTAAGAAAGCTATGTTTTCTAAATTATTTTTAAAATACAAGCTTGATACTAAAACTGTTATTGAAGCCGATCATAAAGCTAGAACTGACCCTGAGTATAAAAAGATTATTGAAAGTTATGCCCATGCTGAGAGTCAGCTTATAAAAGCAAAATTAATGTATAACAATTTAGATCGTTACTTATCTGTTAGACAAACAGAAGTAAAAAGAGATTTAACTCTTGCTGGAAAACAAGATGGATAAAATTCTTAGATGGCCATATGCTCCCATCCGAGATAGACCCATAACCGAGAGGGTATGGGTCGCCTTTAAGCCACAAGGTATTAAATTAAAAAAGGAGAATAATTATATGTTGTATGAAAAACTTTGTGGCTTAATGCCAAGTGATATTAAGATGTTCTAAATTAGTATCTTTTGTAATCTTCTTTGAATCATACTTATAGGAAATAAGTAATATATCTTCATATTTTTTAAAATCGTTTATCATTTGTGTAAGCTTTGGATGAGATGGTTCTGTATCAATAAATCTTAAACATACAAAATGACCATTAGGATAATAAGGACTCTCTAGCTGAAATTCTGCTTCTATGATTACTGCATCTATATCCATAAATACTCATTATTTTTTATTGTTCTTAAAGATTTGTGTTCCCTTTATTCCAAAAATACTCGCACATACTAAAATCCAAAGATTAGTGAACCATGATGGGAGTGCTTGGAAATGTTCAAAGAATAAATTAATTTTTGCCATAGCTTCAGGGTCATCTGACCATACACCATAGGCTAGAACTAAGATTGGCAAAGTTAGAATTAATAAAACAATTTCATCCTTATAGTCGTTTTGTCTAGCTTCTAAAAGTTTTCCTTGATATGCTTCTTCGCCTTTAGCCATTTTTTCTGCGTGGAGATATTGTGCATCTGCCATACGCATTTTAGTTTCTTGTCTTTTTTTATAGATATGACTACCAGCACTCATAGCCATTTTAATTGCACTTAACCACATTTTAAATCCTTTGCTAATTCTGCATAATGTATAATTTTATCGTATCTTTCTTTATCGCTTTCGCCATTCTTTTTTCTTATAGCATATTTTACAATATTTCCATCTATGAAATCTAAATTATGTTCTACAATCAATTCTATTGGTTGGATTTTTCCTTTATAGTGCTTACCCCCAACTTGCCTTGTAATCGCTGAATTAGACCCCTCTATGCTCGTTTTACATCCACAATTTTTGCACTTTGTCATACTATTTTACCAATCCACTTACCATTCTTATCTAGCACCATTGGATAATGAATTGGTTGTCCATCAATTATTGCACCTGTTCCTATTACAAATCTTAAACGAAAGTTTTTTGCGTAACCAAAAGCTAAAGAACTTTGTTTTGTTAAGCATCCACATTGTAAAGACCAAACTAGATTACTTGGATTGCTAAAATATTGGATATTAAACTTTGAGTGGAAATGGAACTGACATACATTTTTACCATATTGCATGGCTAATTTAAGACCATCTGCCGCCATTCCATGAGTAAAATAACATTCAGAACCATCGCTTAGTTTAATGTTTAAATCTTCAACCCATTTCCAATTATTATCTACTTCTAAAAATTCATTATATGATCTTAGATAAGCTTTAGGCATACCATGTTTTAATGCTCGTCTATAAATTAATGATGAGTGATTAGAGTGTAATAATATCATTTTAGGAAATATCTTTTTAAGTTCCCAAATATATTTTTTACTAATTTTTAATTCATCTCCAGCACTAGGAAGATCAGGGTCGCTATCGTGAAATGATAATGCGTGTTTATCTAATTCATCTCCACCATTAACAATTAGATCAGGTTTTAATTTTTTTTTTAAAGCTTTTAAAAAGTCAAATGCTTGTGGATGATGGTATGGAATATGAAGATCAGAAATACATAAAATTGCTTTGTACATATAATGTTCTTTATATGTTATAAGTTGTGTTAATGCAATATTAGTGGGATTACATCTTCTTTTTTTTGTAAGTATAAGATTTTCCTTTACCTGACTTACCAGATTTTTTTGGAAGTTTCTTTTTACTTTTATATCCAATTCCTTTTGGCATTTTTTTCTCCTGTTTAAATAAACTATTAAAAAATTCTATACCTCTAAAAAACATATTCATCAATTAACAACCTTACCACCAGACCATTTCATATCTGGTAATCCATTTTCATAATTCTTTCCATCAAATCTTAAAACTTGTTTTCTATTACTACCCTCTGCATAAGAACAATGAATCCAACCACTATTAGCTTCTCCTGTCCAATATTCTAAAATCAGTTGGTCAAAATCGCAATTAGCTTCAATCCATACTGCTACTTGAAGATTAGATACTCCAGCTATTTCAAAATCAACTGCTTGTCCTTTTGCATGTTGTGATGTTTTTTTGCTACCAATAGCTTCGCATAATTCTTCAGAACGAAATCCTGAAGTAATAATAATTGGTTTATCAAATTTTGCTCTTACAGGCTCTAATACTGTATAGCATAAATCGGTTAAGTTTTTTATTTCTCCACTACCAGCTTTGTTCTCAATTCCTTTACGAACTGCGGTCATAGATTTTTCAAATTCTTCTAATTTAAAATGTTTTGATAATTGCATAATTATCTCGCGTTACAAGGTACTCCATTAGAATTAACTAGCGGTGCTTCTGCGAAAGCCATGTAGATGTATGTTTGACCTGAACCATTACCAGCACTATTACTTGTTCTAAATTTAAATCCATTAGATAAAAAATCCATTTGAGTAAAAGAACCTTCTGCACTATTAGTATCAGCAAATAATTCTTTATCCATTACATTTTCTGGTTCTCTTTTGTTATCATAAATAGCCCAGCCACCTGTTCCTCCTGTTGCTACTTTTCTCATAACCCAAGCTGGTCTAAATCCTGTGTAAACAAACGTTCCATCAGCATTTCCATTTCCTGTGTAGGAACCAAACTTGCTGAAGCCTTGTTTTTCACTCCATAGATAACCAATAAATGTTTCAGTATTT